GCAACCAACAGACGGCGACAACGCTAATCCACGCGATCCGGGCCACGCTCACGAAGACGAACGGGACCCTGAGCGGCACGTGGTACCCGCTTTGCCGGGCTCTGCATCCTCCGGCTCAGATGTCGCTTGAAAGCGATTCTGGGATTGTGAAATGGTATTGTGACTTTGAAGTCATAAAGAAAATTTGAGTAGTCAGGTGACAAAGAAATGACGACAGCAGCGATTGTTTGGGCGGGGTCGGTGTATATCGGCGCCGCTGGGACCGGGAAAACCGCATCAGCTAAGATCGGTGAGGTTTTGGATGCGGATTTTGCGTGGGACTTGGACATGGTCGAGGTGACGAGCCGAGACTCCGAAGGGCACAAGGAATATCTCCCAGGACTGGATGGCGGGAGCCTCACGGTGAATTGCAACTACCTCAAGGGCGACACCGACGGGCAGACGGCTCTCGCGGCCGCGTTCGCTGCGAAGACGAAGATAGCCCTCCGAGTGAACTGGGACGACGACGGCGACAACAATGGGTACGGTCGATACTGCGATGGCTATGTGACTTCGATGCCTATCTCGGCGTCGGTCGGCGACAAGGTCAACCTGAGATTCGGGTTCCAGCCCACGGGCGTCATCACGGACGACTTTGATTCGGCGTGATCGGAGGATAGATGTCCACCGCCGCTCTAGCTGGATATGCTGCATCGTTCATGATGCAGACTCGGAAAAAAGCTACGCTGACCACCACCCAGGGAGACAACAAAGATCTCACCTTCAAGGCGGTCCCGCCAGGGACGGCGGGGAACGGTATTTCGATCATATACGCTGATCCGTCGGCCAACAACTCACCGCTGTCGGTCGAAGTCGACGTCCGAGAAATCACGGTGAGCCTTGCGACGGGCTCCGGCGGCGGGATCGTCACCACGGCCGCCGAAATCATGGCCGCGGTGAACGCTCACGACGAGGCAGCTCGATGGGTTGTTGCGTCTCTCGCCACCGGGAGCAATGGGTCCGGAGTCGTGGCCGCGATGGGTTCTACCAGCCTATCGGGCGGATCGACCGCAACGACCGAGAGCTTCACTGACGTCGTGTTGGTCGACCTCGGTGACCATATCCATTACCAGGCCGCCGCTATTGCCGACCGTTACTGGATCCCTGGGGAGACTCTGACCATTGAAAAACAGGCCGGGGGCATAGGCGAGTTCGCCGAAATCACGACCGGGTTCACCATCGACTATTACCGCGGCCTGGTGACGTTCGATGTAGCCCAGGATCCAGATGATAATTTTCAGGCTTCGGGCACGAAAGCTATCATGGAGGTAGTCTGCGCCGCCTACGATTTCGAGGTGTCGCCCGAAATCGACATGAAAGACGTGACAACGTTTTGCTCGGGAGGGCACCAGGAGTTCAAGCCGGGCCTGGTCGGAGGGTCGGGGTCGGTTTCCGACTATTGGGTGGCGCCCGGTCATTCCGGCGATCTCAGGTCCCCCCTGATAGCCGCGTTCTACATCAATACGGACACCGGGCGGCACAGGATGGAGGCCGATGGGTACCTTGAAGGAGCCCCCACCAATGCGTCGGTCGGCGAGGTGGTATCGTCCCGGATGACCTGGAGGTTCACTGGAAAGTTCTATCTATGGAAAGATGAGACATACGGCTAGGGGATGATTATATAGCGAAACCAAAATATATGAAATTCGGCGAGGAGTTGGTTGAGTACCGGTTCCCGTTCAGGGCTCAGGTGTTCGCCGAGACGATGACGGGCCGCTCTCTGGACCAGGCCCTCGGAGAAATCGGGAAACGGACCGTCCTCGGCCAGCTGGTATACTCCATGCTGGTGGCCGCCAACCCGGACATCAAAATCGACGAGGTGTACGACCTGATGGACAAAGCTATCGAGGCCGGAGGTCTGGAGGCAATCGAAGTCGCGGTCGTGGAGGAGCTGATGACCGCGTTGGGAAACCCGGCAGCGGATATCAAGCGGTTTGTCAAGGCGGTGAAGCTGGAGGACGCCTCTCGCAAGAGGGCGCTGAAGGATCGGATAGCGAAGCTGCTTGCCGAGGAGGAGGGCAAAGAACCGCCTGGCGATGGCGAGACGCCGAAAAACTAGGTATCGGTACTCTCGGTCTCTCGCCCAAAGAATTTTGGGACCTGACGAACGATGAACTTGAGCTGAAGGTCGAAGCCTACTCGGAACGCGAAGAGGCAAAACATGATGCCCTGGCGCATCTCGCCTACAATATCGCCGCCCTGTCCGGGGCCGCTCGCGCGGGAAAGCTCCGGAGCTTCGGCCACCACTTTCCGAAGCCGCCAGCGCGGCCGGCGGCGTCTGCCCCTAAACCTCCATTGGAAGACAGAATTCGAGCCGCCTGGGAGCTCCACGGTATCGAGCCCCCGAAAGGGTACGAACATCTGAAAAACAAGCGGTGACAGCATGGAAGTCGGAAAAATAACGGCGGGCCTGTACCTGGATCAATCCGAATTTGACAAGGGATTGAGCCAGGCCGAGGGCAAAGCCGGGCATTCCGGGAGCGCCATAGGGACCGCCCTCAAGACCGGAGTGGTCGCCGGCGTGGCCGCGGCTACTGCCGCTGTTGTCGGCGGCACCAAGGCATTCGCCGATTACGAGACGGGCCTCGCGGCTGTCTCGAAAACGACCGGGCTCGCCGGATCTGAGCTCAAGGCTCTTGGCGACGATCTGAGGGACATGTCCACCCAAGGCCCCGTAACCGTCTCCGCTCTGGAGGACATTGCCGCGGCCGCCGGGTCGCTCGGCATCGGCGCCGCCAAAATGGCGTCCGGAGATCTCGCGGGGGCCCGCCAGGAGATCCTGTCGTTCACCGATACGATGTCCGATATGGCCGTAGCGTTCGAGATGGATGCCGGGCTCGTGGCCACCAGTATGGCCGACATCGGAAACGTTTTTAAAATACAGACTGAAGATCTTGATATTCTGGGCAGCCAGATCAACGCCCTCGAAAATACGATGAGCGCCACCGCCCCCGGCATCATCGATTTCGTGAATGCGTTCGGCGGCACGGCGACGATGTGGGGTGAGACGGCGGCGGATACGGCTGCGTTCGGCGCTACCCTCTCCAGCCTGGGGGTCAAGGGGCCGGAAGCCGCCACTGCTATCCGATCCGGCCTCGCCATGATCACGTCCGATGGGGATAAAATGGCGGCTATGGCCGATATCATGGGGATATCGGTCGAGGACCTCTCCCGGAAGATGGGCGACGATCTGTACGGTACGCTCATTGAGATGGGGGGAGCCATCAATACGATCGAGGGCGACACCAAGAAGGCTGCCGCTGCAACTGGAATTTTCGGTACTTATGGTTATCAGGCCCTCGCCAAACTCGGCGGCGGGGCAGACGTATACGCCCAGGCCCTCAAAAATGTGGTCGTTACGGGTGACGAGCTGGCAGCGGAGGCCGGGGTAATGGCCGACACCCTCGCCGGCCAATGGCAACGACTTAAAAACTCAATCAACGATGTCGGGATATCGATCGGAGAGATTACAGAGGGGCCCGTGAAAAGCCTCCTGAACTTCCTGAACACGCAGGCCATCCCGGCGGTGAAACGCTTCATCACAGATCTCGCGGGCGGCGATGTTGATTGGCAGGGCATGTTCTCGAAATTGCCTGGTATCGTCAAAGAAGCGTTCAAGAAGTCGGTATCGTTCGCTCAGTCCATCTGGGGGGGTCTCCGGGGAATCGCGAACGATGTCGCATCGTGGCTCCGAGATGTCGATTGGCGGGCCGTATGGGATACCGTAATCCTCGGGGCTCATTCGGCTTTCGGGGCCCTCCGGGACATTGGGGACTACATCGTCGACAGCCTCCGGGACATCGACTGGGGGAGCATCTGGTCTGACCTGAAGGGCATTGCAGATTTCATCGTGGGAGAGATCCGAGATATCGACTGGGGATCCGTAGGGCAGACCATCCGGTCATCTCTATCGGGTATATGGGAGGGAATCACGGATCTCGGTGGAAAGGTCCGGGACAAGTTCCTTGAGGTCGACTGGGGATCCGTCGGGAGGACCGTCGCCGAGCTGATCGGAGCCGGGTTCGCGGCCCTAATGAATGTCGGGGGCCAAGTCAAATCAGCACTGGAAGCGGTCGATTGGTCTGATGTCGGCGACAGGATTATTACCGGGATACAGGGCGCCATATCGGCCGCATCGACTCTGGCGTCGGCTCTCTCCGCAAAATTCACGGCATGGGGAGGATGGAGCGCGGTCGGCGAAACAATCGTCTCGGCGGTCAAGACGACGATAAATGCTGCGTCGGATCTCGGTCAATATCTCAGCCAGAAGATCGAGTCCTACGGCGGCTGGGATGCGATCGGGCAGAAAATAGTCTCCGCCATAAAATCGATATTCGGCAACGCTATCGACTTGGCGACGACCCTCGGCGACAAGATCACGAGCTGGACGGGATGGGCCGGGGTCGGCGACACGGCCCGGGACAAGATTACCGGAGCCTGGGCCGCCTACACGGGCTGGGCGGATGCTATACAATCCCGCATGGGGGAATGGGCCGCGGGGGCGGGACCTCACGACGTCGGCGAAAAGATAGGCGTTGCGATTGCAGACGCCCTGCGGGGGATCACGGCGTTCGGCCAACGCATTGGCGAGGCGATATCGAATTTCTTCTCAGGTGTTGACGGTGCTTCGGTCTGGGAAAGGGTAGCTGGGGCCATATCTAATCTTGTGACGAATCTCAAAGAATGGGGGTCGATCGGGCTCAATATCATATCGGGCGTCTTCTCGGGCATCATGGATGGCCTGGCGCCGCTCGGAGCTCAGCTCAAGGCCGGGATGATCGATATCTTCTTGGACGTGATGGAGAGCCTCCCGTACTCGGACAAGTTCTTCGGGGATTGGATCGAGGAGCAGCGGACTGCCAACGAGGCCCGGTGGGCGGAGGCCAATGCGGCCGTCGCGGCTCAGGACATTGTGCGGGGAACGTCCTGGACGAGCGCGATCGGTGGTGGTGTTACTGCCGCCCGGGACACTGCCTCGAAGCTCGGCATCTCTATCAGCGAACCCGAGCGCAAACCGGGTATCGGTGGGGCCTATTACCAGACGGTGGAGGCCGGCGGAAAGACGGCCGAGATACCATACGGCGCGATCCTGTCATCGCAGGATATCGCCGAGCGCGTCGACGCCCTCTTGGCGGCCGGCTTTGATCAAGCGGAAGTCGAAGCGACCATATCCAAATTAGTCACCGGGAACGAACGGGCATCGAGCTTTGCGTCCGGTTATTTCCAATCGCCTGAGTATGCCGCTCAGCTCGAAAGCTCCGGCCTGTCGGCGGCTGATGCCCTGGAGGACGTGACGCGCGACCTGGAGGACGTAGCCGACACGGCGCTCCCTACCCTGATATCCGAGCTCGGAAAAGGTTCGTCGGCTCTCAGGTACAGCGTCCAGGATGCCGGGCAGGGCTGGCTCGCCGATACTCAGTATGCGGGTACGTATCTCGTCGGCAGCCTCGGAAAATCGGCATCCAGCTTTTCGACGTCGGTATATGGTAGTGGGTCGCAGTTCCTGGCGGATACCACCTATGCCGGGACGTACCTGATCAATTCCGGAACGCAATCCGGGATGACGCTGATCCAGAGCTCACAATCGGCCGGATCCATCAGTCTATCCTCCGCCGAGGCTTCTGGGAGCCGACTGGTCTCGGGAGCGGAGTTCGCCGGGCAATATACGATCGGATCGGCTCAGGGAGCCGGCCAAATCCAGATCCGGGACGCCGGGATAGTTGGGTCGTCATGGATCTCCAGTGGAGCCGAAAGCGGGGCCGGGATGGTCTCCGGTGGGATCGAGGCAGGATCCCAGGTGATCGTGGCATCCACCGAGGCGGGGGCCTCGTTCATCTCGGACGTCCAGAAGGCCGGTCAGGCTTTCATCGCCGCGATCAACCGAGCGATCTCAGGCGGCGGGGGCAGCGGGACGTGCTCGACGTGTGGTGGTGGCATCGGGGTTCTGTCGGTCGGCAGCCAATCCAACGCCTCGAGGTGGGCCGCCTATCAGGCGGCCGGCCTCCAGACCAACTATACATATACGTCCTGTTTGGGGAGTACCGTCGCGGTTAATGCCCTGATATACACGAACCCACAGGGGTACAGCTACTCGATTAATCCGATGACATATCAGAGTTCCGGCGGGATAACTCCTTATATATCTAATACCAGCGGCGTGAGGCTCGGATCGTATGCCAAAGGCGGGGTAGTCGACGGCCCCCAGCTTGCGATCGTCGGCGACAACCCGAGCGGCCGGGAGGCGATCATTCCTGAGGAGGTATGGGGTGCCGGCGGAGGGAGCCAGACTATCATTATCCAGCTAGACGGAAAAACGATAGGCCGGGCCGTAGCTCCAAGGATGGCGCAAGAGATCCGGGTCAGGACAGGATCGAGGGTGAACTAGATGCTGATCACTATCGACGACGAGCCTCTCTGGGAGGGATTCCCGCCGGCCGATGTGTCCTATGAAACGCTCGGCCTCTCGGAGAACTTCGCGTCCCTAGGCCTGGGGAAATCGTATTCTGACCTGATGGAGGAGTACGGCGGTGCCTGGAAGACCTATATCGAGATCGGATCGTTCCTAATCGAGGATGTTCTCGAAGAAAGATCTCAATGTAGCTTCGTGGTGGTCGATACCTCCGGCGCGTTCGCTTTTTCTCAGGCCATGAGGGTGATGGTGACAGACTTGTTCGGCGAGCTCCTTTTTTCGGGGTTCGTCGACCGTGTCAATGAGGCGGCCGATCCGGGGACGACGGTCGTCCGTCATTCGGTCGATTGCATCGATAATCACTATCTAGCGGACAAGCGGATCATAGCCTATTCTGCCGAGGACAAGACTGCAGGGGCCATCGTGGACGACCTGATCGACGAGTACCTCGCCGCGGAGGGCATAGTCGCCGAGACGATCGAGACCG